CGGTCTGTAAAGCCAATTTTCTAAATCTTTATCCATTTTCTACCGCCCCTCTTTCGTATGCTGTAATAACTGCCGTCCGCAAACTGTCCGCTGCGTCCTGCCTCTTTTGTATCCGTTCCGGCTCATTAATTCTAATATGTTCTAAATTGTCTTGCTGCATAATTTCCACTATCTTTTCTGCCGCTCTCCTGCTATTTGTAATCAGTTTAAGTACGCTGCTGCCGTTCAGTGCATTATTTTCATATACTCCATAATCACACACTACTGGCTTTACTTCCCAGCTAAGAACATTTCCCTTAATCTCTAACGGCTGCATATAATCTGCTACGTTCCGACACACTGTCCCGGTTGCGTCCATTCCATTTCCTAACGCACGCATAAGGTTTGCCATTGCTCCCGTTAATGTCTCTGCTGCTCTCCCTATACTTTCCATGAAATCAGCTTTAGCAAGGGCTTTTATTGCCCTTGCTGCTGCTTTTCTCCTTTTCCTCTTGTCTATACTTGCTGGCGGGTTTACCCCGTACCGTTTTTTATAATTCTTTTTCCACTGTCTGTATTTCATGCTTTACCCTCACTCTGTTTTATAATCGTCAATGCTCATTTGTCTCGAAATTTGCCCCTCGGTGTCCGTTTCGGACACTTCGCTAAGCCAGCCTTTTTCTACTGCTATCTCCTTTTCACAAATTCCCAGAACGCAGTACCCCTCTGCAATAGCTGTGTGCGTTTCCTCTGTGTCCACGCAGGATATATAAATCTCTTTCGTGTTTCCAGTGGCTCTGCCCTCTTCAAATTCTTGTATAACTGCAATCTCCCCGGCACTGTACTTCTCATACTTTAAAAGCAGATACGGTAGCACCCCTGCGCATACGCCTTTAAACGTCTGCTTTGAAACTCTAATATACTTCTTTGCTTTTGTGTCGCTTGGCAGATGCTCCATTTTTTCTGTGTCCGCTTTCTCCTGCAATTTCTTTTTTGTCTCTCGGTCTATTCTGTCCTGCTCTTCGTTATACCTCTGCTCGTCTGTCTTTTCTGCCTCTGCCTTGTTTATATACTGGTCGCACTTCTCACAAGTCCCGGTCTTTACGTTGCAATCCTTATAGCGCTGGCATGAATAACACAATGATGTAATACTTTCTGGGTGCGGTGTCTCGTAGTCGTCCCCCGCTTTCTTCTCTGCTACCTTTGCCGCTATCTCTTTTGCCCTCACGTTGCCGTCTGCTGCCTGCTCCGCAATTTCCCTCTGTTCGTCCTCTGGCAGCTTTGATGCCTCATAAG